CATGTACGTTACACCAGATTCATATACACAGTTTAATCAACAGTTACACTTTATTGTGCAACAACCGATGGCTGATATTATGACAGCACAAGCTATCCCTGATTTCCCTACTGAATGGATGAACGTCCTTGTATGGAATCTTGCTGATCAGCTAGCTATTGAATACAGTGTGCCAGGTAATCATCGTCAAGAGATTGCTTTGCGTGCTAAGATTTACAAAGAAGAATTAGAAGGATGGGATGTTGAGACTTACTCTACATTTTTCCAACCTGACATGAGAATGGGAAGACCTTCTTCTAACAACCTACCATAACAGGATACTATGCCAATTGCAAGACTACCTTTAGCACAACCAATAGAGACTCGTGATGGTACCTTGGCAAAGGATTCTAAGTGTGTCAATGGTTACTTTGAGACTGTTGGACAGAAGCGAGAGTTTATTAAACGCCCAGGTATAAAAGATACCGGTGCAACACTTGCCAATGCACAGGGACAAGGATTATATAACTTTAATGGTTCGTTATTTGCTGTGGTGAATAATGTTCTATATAAGATTAATCCTACAACTTATGCTGTAACTACTATTGGTACTATGACTGGTACTATAGGTGGTATAGTACAGCAGTGTTATTTTAATAGCACACTTAACAACACATACTTGTTTGTACAGAACCAAGTAAATGGTTACACATACAATCCAGCTACTGGTGTCTTTGCTAAAGTAGTAGATGATGGTATTACTGTAACTACTGTTACTACTGGTGGTACTCATTATGCTAATCCAATAGTAACATTCTCAGCCCCATCTGGTGGTGGAACAACTGCTATAGGTACTGTACAGTCTACAAGTGGTATTGTTACTGGTGTTACTGTTACTAATCCAGGAAGTGGTTATACATCAAGCGATACATTAGTTGTAACTATAGGTGATTCAGCAGGTACTGCTTGGTCAGCTGGTTTAACTGTAGCTGCAGGAGATGTGTATTGGACTGGTACTGATTTATATACTGTAACAATTTCTGGAATTACTGGAACAACTGCACCAACGTTTACAGGACCCACACCACAGGCTGATGGTAGTGCTACAGCACAATGGTTAACCGCAAACTCACCGGCTTGGGTGGCCTCAACTCCTGTAGCAGTTGATTATACTTATTGGACCGGAACTAATTTATATACTGTTACTGTTGCTGGTACAACAGGATCTACTGCTCCTACATTTACAAGTGGTACTGGATCCGATGGAACAGCAACTGTTAAATGGGTAAGTGCTCAAGGTACAGTTGGATCAGGTGCCTATGTAACAGCTTTGTTAAACGGATTCCCTGCTGGCCCTTATGCTACAGGTGCTGTTTACTTAGATACTTATACTGTTATTGGTGGGACTAATGGTGAGATATATACATCTGAACCGAATAACCCAACAATATGGAATGCACTTAATTATATAACTGCAGAAGCAGAACCAGATGGGTTAGTTGGTATTGTTAAACATCTTAACTATGTACTAGCATTTGGTCAGTGGTCAACAGACTTCTACTATGATACTGGCTCATACCCAGGTTCCCCCCTAGCTATTGCCACACCATATCACATTGAATTAGGGTGTGCTAGCGGAGATTCTATCTGTTCGTTTGAACAAACAACAGTCTGGCTTGGCACTGCAAAGGAACAAGGACCCTCGGTATACTCTATCATGGGTGTATCACCATCAAAGATATCAACACCATTCATTGATCGTATTCTAAACAATAGTACTCTTACAGATGTGATTGCATATCCATTACGAATTAATGGACATACCTTTTACATACTCACATTAGCAGATCTTAATCAAACACTTGTGTATGATCTTAATGAGAAGCAATGGTATCAGTGGACTATGTGGGCTATTGGTGATAGTGATTCTGGTGTTCCTGGTATCTATGCAGAACAGTATTTCCGACCTAGTTACTTTGCTGGTGTTGGGGAAACATACTTCTTGTTAGATGATGACAATGGTAAGTTGTACACATTATCCGATACATATTACAATGATGCTGGTGCTCCAATCTATTATAGAGCAGTAACACCTATCATGGATAGTGGAACTACTAAACGTAAGTTTTATCATAGCGTTGAGATTGTGGGAGATAAGATTCCTGCTACAATGAATATAAGACATACTAGTGATGACTATAAAACATGGTCAAACTATAGACAAGTAAACCTTAATAATGAACGTCCACAAGTACATCAAGCAGGCGCAAGCCGTCGACGTGCTTGGGAGTTTTTATGTACTGACAACCAACCAATACGACTTGAAGCTGCTGAGATAGACTTTGATATTGGTGAGTTAGAGAATGTAGGACAACCAGCACAGCAAGGGTAAGGTAGATGGTAACATATCAAGTAGAGTTATACTCTGATGTTCTTCCAGAGCTACGGGTTATATACCCAGAGCACTATAAAGAAATAGAGCAAGAGGTTAGTGGTGGTTATGAACTAGACCCAGACTGGACTCAGTACTTTGCTCTTGAACAAGCCGGTATGTTACACGTTATTACTTGTCGCAAAGACGATAAGCTTATTGGTTACATGTTCTACATTGTTAGTAAACACTTACATGTAAAGTCATGCGTTACAGCCTACGAAGATATATATTTCCTTCGTAAGGAATACAGAAAAGGACGGACTGGTATTCGTATGTTTCAGTTTGCTGAACAACATATGAAGTCTATCGGTGTGAATAAAATGCTAGGCACTACTAAGGTACATATAGATAACTCAAAGTTATTTGAATACCTTGGATATCAGTTTGTAGAAAAACTCTTCAGTAAATATATATAAAAAGGAATTAATATGGGTGGCGTAGTCAATGCAATCTTTGGTGGCGGTAGTTCTAGTACTGCTTCACCAGCTCCATTACCACAAAGTCAAACAGATCCGTACGGTGCAATTGGCGGTCGTACTCAGGCTGGTAATCAGTTAATGAATTTAGTTAATAACCCAAGCAGTGCATTAAGCTCAGCTGGTTATCAACAACAACTACAACAAGGGGTAGCAGCTCAACAAGCAGCTGGTGCTGCTGGTGGTACTCTTCAATCTGGTGCACAAGCTAATGCTCTTCAGAGTATGGGTCAGAATACATTTAGCAGTTATTATCAACAGATGATTGGTAATCTTGGAGCATTGTCTGGTGCTACTACCCAAACACCTTCTGGTGCAGCTAATGCACAAACACAGAGTGCACAGATGGCTTACAACGCACAGAATCAGAATGCTCAATCAGGTCTTGGTTTAGTTGGTATGGCTCTTGGTGGTGCTAATTCTGCTGGTTTGTTTAGTGGCGGTGGTGCTGCAGCTGGTGGTGTTGATTTAGTTGGTAGTTCAATGGGTGGTGGTGGTACTGCAGAAGCTCTTGCAATGTTAGCAACACTTTAAAGGATAATATATGGCAAACTTAGCGCAAGCCTTTGCAGGTGGATTTGAAAGTGGTCAAGCTATAGGCGATACTATTGTTGCCGATCGTGATCTTAAACAGGCTCAAGCTGAATCAGGTCCTGGTGCTGATCTATTTACTACCTACCAGAAGGCTGGTCAGATGGCTATGCAATCTGGTAACACTCGAGTAGCAGATAAGTTTCTTAAGCAAGCTAATGAATATAAAGGCGATGCTCTTAAAACTAAATTAGCTGAGATGACTGTTCATCATGCAGAAGTATCTGACTTTGAACGGACTATTCGTGCTAACGATAATCCTGATTCTCTTAAAGCTGCTATCTCTTCTTCTGATAAATTAAATCCACAAGAGAAATTAGAGTACACTGGTCTTGTAGACAAAGCACAAAAGAGTGGTAAGTGGGATGAGTTTCATAAAGCTATTGGTCAGTCCACTGAAACATATAAAGAACAACAAGCTACACAAATTGCAATACTTAAAGAACAATTAGCTGAACAAAAAGTTCTCTTTGATATGAATTATAAATCAGAGAAGCTACGTATTGATGCTGGTAAATCTGCAGGTAAACCATCACCAGCAGAAAAACGTGCTAGTGCTATGGAAGATTGGAAAACTAAACGTGGTATTGTTCAAGAAGAAGCAATTGAAGGTAGGCGAGCTACTGCTTTAAAAGAACTAAAAACAAAACCATACTTTGGTAAGAAGTCTATGGATGAGCGTGAGACAGAGATTAATGAAATCTATGATGCTCAAATTGATGCTAATATGAAAAAGTATCTTCCTAAAGAAGACGAAGATAAACCTATTAACGCTCCTAAAGATAAATCTAAAGATACTACTAAATCCCCTAAAAAGGGTGATGTTAAAAAAGCAAAGGATGGTACATCTTGGAAATATAAAGGTGGAGATCCTTCTAAAGAAACTAGTTGGGAGAAAGTTTAATGGCTGGACCATGGGAAGATTATAAGGCTGCACCTGCTGAAGCAGCGCCTTCATCGGGACCGTGGTCAGACTATAAACAAGAAGCACCTGTCGAGTCTAAAGGATCAGAAGGTCCTTGGGCTGAGTACAAAGAACCTACTCCTAAAGCAGATAAACTAGGCCGCTATAAGGCTAAAGTATCTGTTGAAGCTGCTCCAGAGGGCTTTGAGAAACTACAGAAAGATATTGCTGCACTTCCTGGGGATATGAAAGCTGGAGTTAAGGCTGCTATAGAAGGCATTCCAGGGGCTGCGGGAGCTGTTGCTGGGGCTGAGGGTGGCCTAGCCTTAGGCGCTATGACATCGCCTGTTACAGGCCCTATAGGGCCTATTGTAGGGGCTATTGGTGGTGCTCTTGTAGGTGGATATCTTGGACATAAGACTGGTGAGTCTCTTAAAGGCATGGTACCTGAAGAAACTTTGTCTGCTGCTGGCTTTGGAAAAGGCCAACGAGAGGTTGAAAAGATACAACATCCTAAGGCATCATTTGCTGGTGAGTTAGCTTCATCATTACCGTTCTTTGGTCCGGGTAAAGTTGGATTGTTATCTCGTGGTTTTGGTGCTGTAGTTGGTGGTGGTATGGAGGCCGGTACGGAACTTGCTACTGAAGGTAAGATTGATCCTGGTAAGGTGGCAGCTGCTGCTACATTCCAAGGTGTCTTTGCTAAGCCTACTGCAATTACTAAAGCCATCTCTGACAAGTTAGGTAACACTGCTCGTATGGCTGCAGCTGAGGCTGCTAGAGATCCTGCTGCTTCTGAAACCACTAAACGTGATACAACAATTAAAAGTACTCTTGATCAGTTTGAAGCGGAAGCTAAGGCTGATATGGATACAAAAACAGCTCCATTAGTTGAAGCTGCAATTCGTGATAAGAAGACTGGTGCTGTTGAACGCATGGGTCCTAAGCATGATGAAGCCCGGAAAGCTGAAACTAAAGACACACATGAACAAGGTTTTCTTGATGGTGCTGGTAACTTTCTTGAGCGTAAAGAAGCTCTTAAACGTGCACGAGAAACAGAACAACTTGCTAAAGGAAAGAAGCTAGACTTCCCAGATGAGGGATTGCATAGTGGTGACCTGCGTGATTCAGGTGATCCTGCGTTTCAACTTGATAAACCTCGACAACCAAAAGAGGTTAAGACTAAACTTGATCGTGAGAAAGAGTCTTGGTCTAAAGAAGATAAACCAAAGAAAGCTCCCAAACCTAAACCTGAGAGTACTGATCCAATGGATACTGCTGGGCGCACTGATGTTGGTGAGCCTGGTGCTGTTGAACCAAAAGTTAAAGATGTCAAAACTAAAGGTCCGAAAGATGAATCAAAAATCCATGCTTCTATAGCACGAAAGATTTATCATACAAAAGGACTGGAAGCTGCAAAGTCTTATCTTGAAACAGTTACTCCACATGCTTCTGTAGTTGTGGAAGATATTAAAGATCGTATTGGTATTAACCTTAATAACGTTGATGCTAATCAACGCTTAACTAATATCTTTAAATCTGATATTATTAAACTTGTTCCTGATGCAGCTGAACGCAGTGCTTTACCTGCTGCTATTGAACATGGGCTACCGCTTGAAGGTGATGCGGCTAAGGCTGCGAATCTTTACAAGATAAAGATGGATCAGATTGGTAAGATGGCAGAGAAAGCACAAGTCATCCGTGGCTTGGTTGAGAATTACGTAACACGTATGGCCCGTAAAGCTGGTATGAAAGCAGAAGAAGAGGTTGGTTTTATTCAATCAATACTTAAATCTCCTGGAGTACAAGAAGGACTTAAACCTGGTTCTCAATTTGGTAAAGAACGTAAAATAGAATCGCTTGAACAAGCCCGTGAAGCTATGGCTAAGCAAGGCATTGAACTTGAGTCTGATCTTGCTGAGATTGCACATGGTTATATGACCGATATGTACAAAGCAATTGAAGATAAGAATCTATTTAATAAACTTAAAGTAACTAAGATTGATGACAAGTACGCTATTGTAGATCCAAGATCTAAAGAAGATCATTATGGCTACAAAGTAATTGATCATGGTCCATTTGCTGGTTGGTTTGTACACCCAGATATTAAGTCTGCTCTTAACTTTGTGTTAGGTGCTTCGGAGCCAGGTCCTTGGATGAAGTCTATTCTTACTGTTAACAACGCAATTAAACGGTCTAACATTAGTGCATCACTGTTCCACGCTAAATCGCTTGCTGAAGCTTTTGTTATGGCCCGCCCATACTTAGGTGAAAAGGTTGGTCAAGGCAGTCTTAGTAGTGTCCTTAAGATACTACGTGAAGGTGGTATGGGAGATGTAGCTGACTTAGCTATCCGTGAGGGTGGTGTTAAGCTTGGTATGTCAAGTGTTGAGGACGTAAGCCACACTGCAATCGAAGAGATTGGTAAAATGGCTGATAAACTTCTTGGAGCTTATTCAGATAAGAAGATAATTCAATCTGCATTAGGTAGGGCTGAGAAAGAAACTCTTGGTCGTATTGATAGTTTTACTTGGGACTATGTACACGATGGTCTTAAATTACTTACATTCTCAAAGTTACTAGATCAAGCCGTACATGATCATCCTAATGTTCCTAAAGAAGTGCATGCTAAAGAGATTGGTCGTTTTGTTAACAATAGTTTTGGTGGATTGAACTGGTATGATATTGCTAGACAGTCAAGCAGTAAGTTTGAAGAGTCCATGAAAATGGCATCGTATTCCCCCGAAGGAAGGCGTGTTCTTCAAGCAGTTATCTTTGCTCCTGACTGGACAGTATCAACCTTACGTTCATTTACAACAGCTCTACCTAAGAATTTACTCTCACCTGATATTGTTGGTGGTGCTAAGGGGTTGTTAAAACCGAAAACTCAAGGTGATTTTGCTAGACTTTATCAAATGAAGTTTGCATTGTTGTACCTTACAGCCCTTAATGGTGTTAACATGATTACCTCTGGTCATCCTATTTGGGATAACAAAGATAAGACAAGAGTTGAATTTAAGGATGGAACTACTATGCAAGCTACTAAGCATGCTATGGAGTTTATTCATTTTGCTAGCGATACTGATAAGTTTATTTCAGATAAACTAGGGTTCTTACCAAAAGCCTTTGTTATTTCTACAACAGGATTAGAATATGCTGGACCAGGTGCACCGAAGCTTGAGGATTCTTCTCTTGTTGGTCGGGCTAAAGCAGTTGGCAAATCTGCATTACCATTTAACGTACAAGCTTGGCAAGGTGCTCCTCAAGGAGAACAACTTCAACGTATGTTACTTGGAACATTAGGTATGCCAATCTATGGTAAGACTAAAATGCAGCAAGCAAAAGATAACTACGAAAAACGTAGACGTATGATGGAACGTAAAATGAAAGACGCACAGGACGAATAATGAAGATACTAATCATCGATGCATCGGGCGTATGCCTAGACTTTGCTTTACGATGCCAGAACTATGGTCATCAAGTAAAGTGTTTTATTAGACACAATAAGGATGGCAGTCGCTCGATGGTCGGTGATGGTGGACTCATTGAAAGAGTCTCTGAGTGGGAGAAGTATATGAACTGGGCAGATCTAATCTTCTGTACAGATAATATCTTTTACATTCATGGCTTGGAACGTTATCGTGATAAAGGTTATCCAATTATTGGTCCATCTATTGATACCAATCGTTGGGAACAAGACCGCATGCACGGTGCAGATGTGATGGAGAAGGCTGGTATTACAACCATCCCATCCACAGTATTCAAGAATTACGATGAGGCTATTAAACACGTAATGGATAATCCAAAGCGTTACGTTAGTAAGCCTATCGGTGATGGAGCCAAGGAACTATCTTACGTTGCTAAATCAGCAGCCGATATGGTCTTTATGCTACAGAAGTGGAAGAAGAGTAACGCATACAAAGGCGATTTTATCCTCCAAGAGTTCCACGGTGGTGTTGAATTTGGCGTAGGTGGCTGGTTCGGACCTGGTGGTTTCAACAAGCAGTTTTGTGAGAGCTGGGAATTTAAGAAGTTAATGAATGATGATCTTGGTGTCGCCACTGGCGAGCAAGGTACTATCGTTCGCTATACCTCCGAATCTTACTTGGCAGACCAAGTTCTCAAACCGCTTGAAGACTTTCTTCATGGCTTAGCATATACAGGTTATATTGATGTTAATTGTATCATTGACAAAGATGGCTTTCCTTGGCCTCTTGAGTTTACTATGCGACCAGGCTGGCCGCTCTTTCAGATTCAACAAGCGTTGCATAATGGCGACCCCGCTCAGTGGATGCTCGACCTTATCAACGGTGAGGACACACTACGTACCAGCAAGGCAATTGCTTGTGGCGTTGTTATTGCTATCCCTGATTATCCTTATTGCAAGATAAGCAAGAAAGATAACTCCGGTTATCCTTTGTTTGGCTTGACAGAAGAGGACGTAGTCAACGATGTTCATTGTGCTGAAGTCATGTGGGGTAAAGCCCCAAGCATGTGTGACGGTGAAGTTAAAATGAACACACCTATGTTTGTTACAGCAGGTGATTACATTTGTACTGTATCAGGCAAGGGTGCTACTGTAACTGATGCTCGTGAGAAGTGTTATAGCACTATCAAGAAGAAGATTGAGATTCCTAACTCCATTATGTATCGTACTGATATTGGGTGTCGTCTAGAGAAACAACTTGATGTACTGCATGAGTTTGGTTATGCTACTGATTGTGATTGGGAGTAATTATGGCTAATAATCTGCTCCCCCCAATACCACAGACACCAATTGGTGAAGAGTTTTCTTGGCGTGATTGGTTTAGAAACCTTGGTAACTATATTCAAGTAGCACAGACTGGTGGATCACCTTGGACTATTGTGCAAGGTGGTACAGGTTCTAATACTGCTGCTGGTGCTAGGAGTAATCTTGGTCTTGGTACTATGGCTACAGAGAATAGTAACAACGTAGCTATTACAGGTGGTAGTATAACTGGTACTACTATATCAGGAACTATAGTACCTACTGGTGGTATTACTAGAACAATTACTACTGCTAAATTAACTACATTAGGTTCTACTGGTAGTATGACTTTTGTTAATGGTATTCTAACAGCACAAACACAAGCGACATGATGAAGACATCACAACAAGGCATTGAACAACTTAAGACATTTGAAGGCTTTAGAAGCATGCCTTACTTAGATACAGCTGGTAAATGGACTGTTGGATATGGACACCTGATGGTGTCTGGAGATGGATTGGTACAAGGTAGTCCAATCACTATGGGACAAGCAACTACCCTGCTTACGCAGGACGTTGGGACAGCTGAGCGTTGTATAAATGATACAGGTATTGATGTAACTCAGAATGAGTTTGATGCGTTAGTGTCGTTTACATACAACTTAGGTGTTGGTTCTTTACAACGGTCTACGTTGCTTAAGCTTATTAAAGCTGGCAACAAGCCAGCAGCAGCTCTTGAGTTTCCTAAATGGAGTATTGTAGCTGGTGGTCATAGCGACAGCATACTAAAACGTAGGTTAAAAGAACAAGCTTGTTTTAAAGATGGAGTATACGTATCATGAATTGGTTAATGCAGATTGCTCCTACCATTGCTACATGCCTTGGTGGCCCCCTTGCAGGACTGGCTACAGCAGCTTTATCTAAGCTGTTTGGTGTGTCAGGTGATCAAGTACAGTCAATGATCAACGATAATAAACTATCAGCTGATCAAATCGCTCTTGTACAACAAGAAGAGATTAAGTTTAAAGAGCAGACACAAGCACTTGGTCTTAACTTTGAGCAATTGGCTGTTGAAGATCGCAAGTCAGCTAGAGACATGCAGACTGAAACAAAGTCTATGGTTCCAGCTGTTTTGTCATATGGTATTACTATTGGTTTCTTTGGAATCTTATTTTCTATTATGATGGGTTATGCACAAGACAATAACCAACCACTTTTGATTATGCTTGGTTCTCTTGGAACTGCGTGGGTTAGCGTTGTAGCCTTTTGGTTTGGATCTACCAATGGTAGCCAGAAGAAAGACCAGATGCTGTATAACTCAACTCCAAATCAATAGTCAAGACGGCTAGAGGGTATCAAGAACATAGGGATTTTCCGTCTTTCTAACTATGGTATCAACGAATTGGCAGGCGTAGCTTGTACTCCCTTATCCATTACATGCAATAAAAAAGCCACCCTTATGAGGTGGCTTCTTCATTTCTACTTCTTGGTTTCTTCGTGTTGGTTAGTACCACGAATGACTTCACAAGGATAACTGTCTTCCGTCTTTTTAGCTTTAAAGATCTGATCCCAATTGTTGTCAAACGTCTCTTGGTCTTGCGGGGCAATAGGCTTGTCGCCTTTGCCACCGTCATGTCTACTTCTACGCATTACTTCTCCGTCATAAATATTACTCTAATAAAGATTAGATGAAAGATAACAATGGTGTACATTTTATTATCTTCGTCATAGTCATCAATGTATTCAAAGCCTGCTACCAGGCCTCGAATAAAGTCAAATGATACCTCACACATACTCACAAGCTCCATTTACACAAGCTAATTCATGGTGATTGATTGTAGAGTCGTCTTCTTCAAATGCATTAAATTCTTCCCAACTAATTGCTGGGAATAAGGCTTTAGCAGCTTCGTAGACTTCTTTGGTACAATCTTGATATGGTGCTTGTTGATAAGAGTGATCATTGAATGGTAGGAAACTGACCCCCCCTACATCATCAAAGTTCTTGTAAACCCAGGCACCGACTTCCATCCACTCCTCTTCACGTACATATACTGTAATAGAGGGATTGTGTTCACACCAGAATTGTTTGAACTTAAGGTAATGCTCAAGCTGTTCTACAGCTGACCATTGCTTACGTAAGACTGAACCTTCAGGAGCTTTTTGTGGGAATGAGAACACAAGGTTACTCTCATTCATTACATCAACTTCTACGGGTACACCCTTTTCTTTAAGGAAGATAGCAAGTGGATCTTTTATATCTGCACGTACAGTGCGAATGTAATAATCACTATGTCTAGGATGAATACCACTAGCCGAGTCAACCAACTGACTAACTGTACCGCTAGGCTTAACAGTAGTAATAGCAGCAGACTGTGGAATGCCAAGTTTAGTGGACCACTCTTTGTTAGTTTCAACACAAACATCTTTAAGGTGTTTGAGAGCTGTTTCACTTACTTGCTGCCCAAACAAGACATTGTCGAGGATTCCTGTGAGGCTAACCCCAAGGAGCCGTTCTTCTTCTGCGTTTCTTTGCCAGATTTTGCGAATGTACTTGAAATCGGTGAGAGTCGACTGAAAAGTCCCAAGGATTGTAGCAATGCGAACCTTTCTAGATACGTCTTCGATAGTGTCGCTTGCTCGTATAACAGCCTCAGTAAGGTTGCAGAATCCGCATGGTCTGAGAATGATTTCACCGCAAGGGTTTGTTCCAAATTCGTAATCAGCTTCTCTGCGTCCTGTAGCTGCAGCTTGCAATTGTGCAGATACTCGGTTAAAGATGCCACGTTCTCCAGATTTTGATTCATATAGTGATTGCCACTCTTTCATAAAGATGCCGATGTCCGGCTTTTCAGTGTAAGCTACTGAGTTGTTAGCTAATGCTCGTTGTTTTTCATCTTCCCACCAAGCGCCATTCTTGGCGTTACGCATACGCTCATCCGTCAGATTTGACAAGGAGATCAGAGCACTGCGTCGTACACCTCCCACTACTACAATCTGAGCAATCTTGCATACTAAGTCATGGCATTCTACAGAGGATAACCTACGCCCCGCCGCTTTTTGGAAGAGTTCAATTGCGAATTGGAACAGGTCTTGGAGAGGCCTAGGTCCACTAGCCCTTCCTCCAAAAGTTTTAAGTCTTGCTCCAGCAGGTCTGACCTTGCTGTAATCAATCTCTGGGATAAGACCAGTGTAAAGTAAGCCAAGCAATTCTCGTAAGGCAGTTGCCCAACCCTGTTTCGAGTCCGCCACTGTAATCGTTGTATTGGTAAGAGAGAACTCACTTGCAATCGTTGGCAACTTTTGGACATATTGTCTTTCTACAGAGAAACCTAAGCCTGTACCATTCATGAGAATGAACATAGCTTCGTCAAAGGCACGAACATCATCAATAGGTAAGTAAGAGCAGTTATAACCTGCAATGTTATCACGTTCTAGAGCTGGTCCTGCTGTCATAAGGGCACGCATGGATGGCATTAGATCTAGATTATAGATTGCATCGTATACTTCTTTGTATGGGAATGTCTCAGGGAAGCGTTTAGCCCAGAAATCACAGTAACGTGTAACTGTTTCCCCCCAATTCTCACGTCTACCTTGATCAGGGATCCAACGAGCGTAGCGTGATTTGTGAATGTATTGCTGATAGTCGGTTAAGTTGTTACTCATCAAATGGTTCTTCGTCCAGTTCTTTTTCTAATTCATCAGCGAGTTCTTCGATTAGATCTTGGAATCGCTCTACAATATCCTCACTAGTGATTTTAAGGATCTCTAGTAAGGATACTTCATCTATACGACGTAAACGGTCGAATATATCTACTAAGGTTAGCATTTATACCGATCATCTAGGTCTGGTCGTGTTTTGGTCATGTTAGATAGAAACATCCAGCAACAGCCAAGATGATCAATATGTGGAAGGCCACTTTCTGCGTCAATGTCTTCGCCTCTTTGTAAAGCAGCGAGGTGGCGGAGCATAGCAGCAGTGAGACGACTATAACTAATACCATTTCTCCAATTATGCTCGTCATACTTCTTAGCTCCAAAAGTTAATACCTTGGCAAGACCCTCTAGAGCATCGAAGTCTAGGAGATCCATTCTAGGTTTGTCGTTATCATATTTGAGCCCCCCTTCGGGGATCATGTCTTTAATGTCGTTTTCTGTGATCATTTGTGTTGGTAATATGCCACTCCTAGCAGCATTAACCCTACTATTAGTAGCATACATTTCCTCAATTTGCTTGTCTAATCGTGGCATTAGCCACGTCTGTTTTAGTTGATCTGCTCCAAGTACCGCAGTTAGTGCACTGATATCTCTGATAAGACCCGCTGATTGTTCTTGCGGTGCCTCGTCGTTGAATAGCTTTTGATCCACAGTTTGGGCATACATGTTCATCTTGTCCATCGTATACATTCCTATTAGGATGTGATTTAATCCAAGGAAGCACTTTGTGATATACCTTTTCAAGTAACACAACGTCTTGCTTGTTATATTTCTCCATGATTTTCCATGCAGTGGGATCGCCATTCATACAGCGTACCCAAAGACTATGACCTTCATGACTTGTTTTAGAGCCAAGGCCGAGGCGTTGCGCTACGTAATCAAGTTTGTTAGAAGGGAAGCGGAAGTTACTGCGCATGGTTCGCAAGAGATCAATTTGCTTATATGGAGCTGGTGGTAACATATCGTTTAACAAGAACTCTTTGTTGAGGGTTGGCATGTCAAACTTAGTGCCATTGTAGTGAACAACAGCATCTGCTTCGTTAATCATTGTGTAAATCCGCTTAAGCATTTTCTTATCGCTGGATTGATGCACTGAATCGAAGAAGATTTCTTTTTCACCTAACCATTTAGCAGCCCAGCACATTACGTACGAAGACTCTTGTAGTTGGTTAATAGAGACGTTCTGTTGCCATAGCCCCCATACGTGAGCTGTATTGGGACTTGTTTCTATATCTAGTAATAATATCTTCATTATGCTATTGGTTTAATCCAAGTTATTGGTTCTTTTCTATCTAGTGAATATACTTTGACTGGTTCATGACTCATAAGGTCAACCTGACATGCCCAGTATACAGCGTCTTCTGCGGTACCACCAGCACGCATTATTGCTTCAGCTGCATGGATACCACTACCAATTGCCATAAAGGTACGCACAGGTTCCCATTCAATACCATCGTCACTTACCTGTAAACCTTCGTCAGTTAATATCATGAACGAGTTGTCATTGTTTTTTAACTTAGGAGGTACTTTACTTTTAGTACGTAGGTATTGTAGGACTTTTTCACAGTCACCAAAGTGACCAGCACCAGCAAACCAACCATCAGGAATTCGTGAACATTTTTCATCGAAGTACTTTGTGTTAGTATCTGTGTCTGAATACTGGCTATCTGTGACAATGACTTTACGTCTCCAGTCACCTACAATCGTTGTCATGTTATTGAGTAGCGATTGGTGATGGAGCTGTTTCTTTCTTTGGACGACCACGAGTTAGCATAGCGTCTGCATTAGCCCAACAAGCGTCAAATTGAACAGTAGATGGATTTTGGTTTTTGTCTAGTAACGCATCAAGGAATGTATTAGCAAATAAGCTACGCTGACTTACTGATACACCCTCTTTGAAGCCTTCTAAGAATGCACTCCGTAAGGCGTTGTTCATATCTTGATCTGTTACACGTTGTTCGTGTAGTGTGGCAATTGCCATATTATTGCATCCCTTCTGGTCCTTCGACTACAACAACGCTACGTGTGTCAACGAGTTGTACTCCGTTATTAATTAAGATATCCATAGCCATCTCTAGTAACAGATGTACTTGATTTGTGCTAAGGTTGGCATGGAAGTCTACGCTCCCATCAGCCATTTCGATTATCTGATGTATTTTCATGTGAGCCATTCTGGCGGCAGACCATCACGCAAATCCGACCACATAAAGCCAGCCTTAGTTGCCCAGTCTCCGTAAGAAGTTTTAGATCCTTTTCTTAATTTAACTCGTGCATTCTGGAAGAAGATATAGAAGGTATGGTCAGGATATTGTTCCTTGACCCATATCATCTTCTTTCTATCTTCAACAGTCAGCTTACCTTTAGTTTCAATGTAAACCTTGTCTTTTACTTTCCAGTCAGGAATGTAAGTTCTTATGGCTTCAGGTTGCTTGAACTTTAGGCGGTCCGGTTCGTACGTCACTGAGTCCGGGATCAGAGTTCTGAACTTCGCTTCGAACTTTGACTTGTAGGCTTGGAGGAACCCAGAGTTCTCCTTGACTTCTTTGGATATAGAGGAGCGCCCCATTTAAGTTAATGTCGTGTGCTTCATTTGTGTAAATCTCTTTCACATAGTTGAACATGTCAACAGCATTAGAGCAATAATCAATTGCATCATGATGGTGTTGCATGAACTTAGGCCATTTCTGTCTTGCTTTGCCGTCATAACCTGGTATATTGTCTGATACGTCTCCTAAGATTAATTGCTTGTAAAAGCTTTTTAATCCTTCAATGGGAGTTACGAACGATCGTTCTTTGGTTACAAAGTTAAAATGATGACCAGAGATCATCTTTAAGTCTTTGTCAATAGAACAGACAACAAAGGACATTGGGTCCTCACAGTCTGTGGCAGCGATACCGATAAGATCGTCTGCTTCACAGCCTTCTGAGATAACCGCATTCCATGTTTTGACAAGGTAATCCCTGCACGCCTGTAGATGTACAGGCTTGGGCTTGTCTTTACGATTGGCTTTGTACTCTGGATAGATGTCATAACGGAAGTTATCTTTGCCTGTTAAAAAGCAACGGTATTCGTTACTTTCTGACTCACGCAGGATATCACGCATCATGTTTTCTATCCGAAGTACAGCAATCTCTTCAGGTTCATGTTCGGCACTAGCAGAACAGCGATATGCAACGATATCACCGTCTATTAGTGCTTGCATCACTCTACAGTAGGCATATCAAACTCTACCATTTCGCTTTCTATTTCTTCGATTGTTGTTTTCTTTTTACCGAAGACGAAGTCCTCAAGTTCTTTTGCGGTGGCAATGACGTCGGATACTTTGAGCGACTTAGCACCCACAGAAAGAATTGCTGTAGCGTTGCTAAGAGACGACTGACGAATGATGTAGACTTGACGTGCTGCACGTTCTTCTGGGGTCTCGTACGTACTACGTGGGGTTGGGCTTGCTGCCTTGCTTCCAGCACTACTTGCTGAGGCTGCTTGACTGCCGTCGGCTTTCTTGGCACTGACGAACTCGTCGTACCCTTTGTCGTTTTTGGCTTCTGTGACTTCAAATGTTTCTCCTGCTTGTGCTTTAGATAAGATTGGGTATACAAACTTCTTGCTAGATACTACGTTACGTGTTGATGTTTTACCATCGCCAGTAAAGTTAATTTTAGCAATTTGGAATGATCCACGATCATCAATAATAACACCGTTAACTGTAATTAACATACTTTCCTTTTTCTAATGATTCATTGTGGGGCCATAGTGGCACTCACATGCTAATGGTATATTTGGTTTAACTCCGAACATCCTCTCAAAGTTTGTCGGCATGTCCGCAAAGCTATCCTCAAATAACTTAATAGTTTTTTCTACTTCTACATCGTCTACATCTACGAGGATACTGTCATGGATAGTTCCAATAAGACGTCCTCTAATTCCTGCTCGCTTAAACCTTTTCGCAAAGCATACTCTGATAATTGCCATGATGTCATGACCAGTTCCTTGTACAGGGTGATTTGTTAGTGTTGTCCATGGGATGGCTAGGTTGCCTTTGAAATCACGAACCAAGTCGAAGTACCATTCCCGTCCCTGAGGCCCAATGATAGGGAGACGTTGGCTGACCAATCGTGCCCAGGATTTGTGAGTAGTATCCAGTCCCTTGTATTTGGTGAAGAACTTATCTCCAATAGATTCCCAAAACTTAACCGTGCTGTTTGTTGCGGCAAATTCGGGGTCTTTGGAAAAGGCGTAAGCACTTCCACGATAGATAGTGCGGAAGAGATATTTCTTTGCGATAAGTCGGCTAGGAAGGCCGAAAGCTCTTTCATTCTCGCTATGTAAGTCTCGTCCTTCAAGAATCTCCTCCATCCCTATGGGATCTTGTGATAACCAAACTGCTGTCCACCATTCCAGGGCTTTTGCGTCTGCTTGTATAATCATTTCTTACAAGTAAGAGCACATGTTGGATGTGCTTCTTTAGGATGAAATAGTTTGTCATACACATCACGATTAAACATCATTAGAGCATCTTTAAAGTCTGAAGCTCCATGAATAGCGATGTATTCACTAAGATTAGACATGACAGTGTGTTCCCAAGACTCCGCTGCTACTAGCGCTAGCTCTTCTGAGATGATCATTGCTTGTTTCAGCTTGCCCATATTCACTCCTTACAAAGTTCTGCATCTCCGGAGGCATATTCTGGAGATTTGGTTTGGTAGATGATAGTCTACCTGTCCATGTTGTTACTTGATTGAACTGCCCATGGATTTTGTTTTTAGGCCAATGCATTTCTTCATTGATCTTGATGAAACCTTGATAGAATTCATTGACTTTGGTTAGTTGTGCTAATTTAAGAAGTAGCGGCACTACACCAGTCTTGTCTTTGAGTTTACGAAGTGTGTCTTCATTGGTGGACCAAAGTCCGTCTTTCTTTAATTCGGTACCTTTAATAGGTTTAACGAGTCCATCCAAGTGATGAGTTTGTCGATCAATTGAATAGCGAGGCTGTCCGAGCTTTCCCCCTGACTTATATAATCCTGCCAGGACACGTCTTTCTTCCTCAATAGTGCCTCCATAGAGATAGGCACTAAGGTGATCAGTGCTATTGAAGTTAACAGGTATATGAGGATATCTAGACCCAAGTTCCGAAGCGATTTTACTGATTTCTTCAGAAAGCTCGTTACTTGCTTCAAGAATTGCGTCAAGGTCGACTGGGATGCCATTGTATTCCATTTCTTCTAAAGTTAGTAAGTCTTCACAACAGAGATGTATTAGACGCCATTGTTGTGGTTTTAAGATACTTAGTTGTTTGTAGTATAATAACAACGTTGTTTTAACGTCATTGATGTTGTATTCCGATAAGATGTCCCAAGGAACAGCATCGGTATCAATACCCTTTTCCCAGTATTCAGTCTTGACTACATCTGTTTTTTGTGGGAGTTCATACTTTTCCAAGCAAGTAGCGAGGCTAGGATACTTAGTACGCTGACGGCTAATAACATACTCAGCAACTTGACAATCAAAGACTCGCTTGACCAAGGTATCAATGCCGTAGCGACGCAACCAATGAAGGTCGAACTTAATGTTAAATCCAATAAGTAGCTCTGCACTGTTAATGGCTTGTTGTAGTAGTCGTAATCCCTCACTATTGGGATGCACACAATTATGTGTAGTGCCATCAGTCCAAGCAACAGAAACAAGTTTGTTAGTAACATCAAATGGGTTTCCTTTGTTAGAAGTTGTACACTCTATGTCAATTGACAGTAGTTTCATGGGTTTCTTTTTGTATATTCATTAGTTTGTCCCATGTTTTATCATATATTTTTGTATGTTTTTTAGACATTGTACCGGTCATCCAGGCGTAGTCGGCTGGGCTCATAGATACACCATCTGACAGATAAACACCTTCATATCCACATTGATCATTCCAATAGTAGTCATTTAAGTCATTTATGATGTTCCATAATTTATTTTCTGTTGTTTTCATTATCGACCTGTTTGGATTGGATTATAGATTGTAGCAGGTGCTTGTCCGAATGTCATTGCGCTACCTGCAGATTCGCCTGTGGCTATATAGAAGAATGTTAGTGAGTCAGCAAATGTTGTTGTGCTGATTAGTAGGAGTGTAAAGATGAGTAGTTTCATACATCCGCCTGAAAAGTACTGGTTTGGATTTCAGCATATAGACGTTCATTCTGTGTGTCTTTATAAATTGAGTTACATTTCTCACAGAACACATCAGCATCTTGTAGGCTTTCAAAGACACCAAGTACATGACCATCTAGTTGAGTTGTGTCTGCCCCTTTATCGAGAGCAAATCTCATTACTACAAAGCATGATGTAAAGCGTTTTTTTGTCATGATGGCATATCCACGTAACGGGCAATGCCCGGATTGATTTGGACTTCAATGCGTCCATGTCTCATTTCTGGTAATGTGTCAATATCACCAGTGAGCTTATTTTTAGAGATGTTTAGGAATCTGACATAGTCCCAGCCTTCATCGTAGATCTTACCGATGCCTAGAATCCAGTCAGCTTCAGCTTGTTTGGATGTTTTTGCATTAGCAACGTTATTCATGGTGAGCCACCGCTGGCCGTCACCCGAACCGTCTGCTTGCGTAACACCGATAACAGGACCATATTGTTTGGCTAGTTCACGAGCCCACACGTAGATCTCACCTAATCGGAGATCTTCACGGTCATTCTTGAATCCACGGATTTTATCGATCTGATCAAGGATGATAAGCTCAGGATCAAGTTGGGCACAGAGACGTTCGATGTCGGTAGCTGACATAGATACCCCGTCAACCATCTTAAAACGGTCACCAAGGCGTTTATCGAACTCAGCCTTGGCATGTGGTATATCTCGGAACAACTCTACGTGTGTGAGCCCTAAGGCAGCTTGGTAACAACGTACCATAACCTTGTCACACTGCTCTTCGTTGTTAATCCACAAGACAGTACGCTTGGCTTGTTGAGCCATGCGAGTAGCTTCTGAAGCTAGGAAGGTAGTTTTACCTGTTTCAGGTCTCGCAAAGATGAAACCAAAGTCACCTTTACGAAGGGAACCAAGAGATTTGTTAAGGGAATCTAGTCGCCATCGCAGCCCAGGCGTGGCGTATGTTTGTTGATGTAGCGTAGCTAAGTCTGTAGTTGTGAACTCAAACTCATCAGGATCAACCATTTCTTCGGAAGTTTCTAACTGTTTAACAAGCTTGTTAACGTCTTCCATGCCTCTACGTCCTTCACTAGCATCGTAAGATACCAGAGCTAGCTGCGACAATACAGTTTTCTGCTTATACGCTTTAAGCAGATCCGCAACTAACTCCGGTCTTACATGGCAGGACCTAATAGTCTCGAGAACAGCTCTGTGTGTTTTGTCAATCTTTCCAGATGTTTCACAGATGATCTCGAATTCCTCGACAGTAATGTCGGTATCATGTTTGGCATGATAGTTGTCAAGGATGGACAAGAGAGTTGATAGTTCTCGTGTAAGTTGCTTTGGAGCAACATATTTACGATAATCTATCCAAGTTTGTTTAACAAGTAGAGACTTCAATACCTGAAGTTCTATCAAGAGTTCTCCTCTAGATATTTAATGGCTTTTGTTAAGAGTGTTTTATCGTCTTTTAGCAAACCAATAGCAACATTGCAAGCATCACAAAGAAGTCCCCTTACTTTGTTAGTTGTATGGCAATGATCAATACATAGTTTAGTAAGTAATTCAGATTCAGGTGTGTTACATAGCGCACAAGAATTATTGTGTTTTATATGTAGATTATCATAATCTTCTAGTGTTATACCAAACTTTGTTTTTAATCTTGATTTAAGGATAGAGCGTTGTCCTTGGTGTGACAAACGCCATGCTTGTTGAGTAGCTTTATATTTATCGGTTTGCCTATAACGTCTGATTGTTGCATTCGTTTTAGGTTCTATCATATTAAGCTTTATTATTATGTTATTAATATATTATTAATTATTATATGTAAATATTATAACATGTATTTTTTAGTTTGTCAAGAAGTATTTGATCTTTTCATCAGTATATTCTTTTGGATCTAAGTTAGTGAATACACACATAGCTTTGAGTCCAATTGATTGACTTCGGTTGACAATATCATGTGCGTTTTTCCACTTGTCTGAGTCTAACCAGACTAGGATACCTCCACAAATACCTTTTAAACGCATCAGAAGGGGTGTAGAAGCCTCTGAACCCCATAAGGGCATGGCGTAGCCTTGCCGTGCTATTTTAATGGCACTAAGGAGGTCTTCTGTAAGAATTAGAACATTCTGTTTTTTACCCAAAGGATATAATAAATCATGGATTTTACCCTGTGATTTGTATTTGCTATGAGCATTTGTAGCAAAATTACGACCTTGATAGGCCATTAATTCTTCACCTTTGTACAATGGATAGATAAGTTGTTCTTTGGAAGGCGACCACAACATTCGATAAAGCATTCGTTCGGTCGGGGTAATTCCGTACTTATCAAGCCAGTTTACAGCGATGTGTGGTAAATTAGCAACACAGTCATGTGGTAATTTAACAACAGTTGTATCAATAGTGTTGTTTTTTGGCACATAATACTTAGAACCTGTTGTATATCCGCAACCAAAACAGTAAGCGGAGCCGTCGTCATAGACGCCAAGGTTGTCTTTAGAGCCACATTTTGGACATCCCTCGTGTTTAACGAAGGTTGCCATTAGTAAATATGTTTACGGATAGGTGATGGGAAGTAGACTTTAGTAGTCTGAGCCTTCTGCTTTTTCGTCGTACGCATTTAAGTCATCTCTTTCTGTATATTCAATATCTTCAGCAATTGTAAGGAAACATTTGTTACACATGTCAATGTAGTCACCTGTTACAACAGCTTTACGAGTTGCCTCGAAGTCAGTTAATACGCAATTACAAGATAGACATCTCATACTACCTCTACTTCTGTCCATGCTGCAAAGTAATAACGTTCTCCATCACTGCCTTTACAAGGAGCATACATACCATCAACGTGTGTGTAGGTATATGTTATAGTTGCATCAGGTACAGGTGCATCTGGGGGGATGTGTACATTTAGATTAGTAATAATAAATTTATCACCATGTTTTAAGTTGTATAGTTCACTCATTAGTTTTTGTCCTTTACTTGATGATGCTTAACAAAGTCTACTGCGTCCCAGAAGCCGTTCTCGTAATCTGTTGAGTTAATGCCTGTCATGGTAATGTCTTGATACCAGACAATCATCTTTTTTAGGTGCGCTAATTGGTCTTGCATTTTCTTTAGCTCATCACACGGCATGGCGACTACGTTGTTTGGCCTCGCCATCATACCGTCTGCGTAGCCCAGTGCTTTACCCTGTTCTATTGCGTCTAAGACATGTTGCTCCTCTTTGTGTTGGGGTATGCGGCCGCTCATAGATTCTGCAAACCATATCATGCCGTCAATAAGCCTATCACTTTCTCCTCCTATGTAAAACCGAAGAGTTCCGAATTTAGACTTTACTTGTACTACCTCAATCTGTGGTTTATTGTTGCCGTCAATGTAGCTTTGGATGGTGCCGCAAAGCTCGTCAATTAAGTCAAACCAGCCATCTCCACACTCAAACCCCCAGCACATACAAGTCTCTGTCATTGGTAGATTTCTTTGTGCAAATAGTTTTGGGTACTTACTACATAGTAGTTCGTCTAGTTCTTGTTTCATTTCTCTTGTGCCTTTCTTAAATAAATCTAGCAATGATATAAACAATAACCGCACCAAGTAACCACCATTTAAAACTGCCATCAAATACCCAGTTTATAAAGTTCATTTTATAGTCCCGTTCAATTCAATGATGCGATAAAGTCTTTCTATTTCATGTTTTAATGTTTCTACATTTTCTGGCACATTTAAAACTTCTGAAATTCCAGCTGCACCACCACATTTATGGCAACACAGCTTCAACGCTTCTATCTCAGCTTGTTGCTGGCATAGCATTTCAATAGCTTGTTTAACTGCTGGTAAATACCCAACAGAAAGCATCTTTTCAAACTCCTTTAAATCAGCCAGTTTATTTGCGTTCATTTCTCTTGTGTCTTTCTTAGTATTGCTTTAGCAAATAAAGGTAACTCAGCATTTAGCATAACAACCGCTGGATGCGTTTCATTCCAACATTTAAGTATTTCCTTATCTGTTAGTGTCTTTGCTGGGTGTAGGTAGAGTGGTAAGTACTCATTGGCTACTTTGTCCATCCTAATTGGCTCGTTAGTTTGCACATAACCTATCCCTGAATCCCTATTCTTTACCATCCATGCTACTGGTTCATTGTTCATTTTCTCACCTGTAAAAGTATTGGCCCGAATCTATAAACATAGTATAAATCGCCACCATTAAAGCGCACTGAGTTCCACTGTAATGGCTCGCCTTTAAACCACGGTGCTTTGTAAAATCGGATGTTCATGCGGCTTCTGCATAGAATAGTGGTGTTGATGTGGTCATTTCATCCGGACGTTCAATAGCATCACCGTTGAATGAGATTTTGTTGACAGGAAACTCGATGTTAAGACATCCCATACCATCGGAGCCCTCAATAGCGACGATTTGATCACCTTCTTTGAAGTTACGTTTACGATCACTGGAGGGGATAATAGCCCACAGTTGACCGAATGTTTCGAGAGCTTCTGCTGTTAAGCCTACAAGGATACGATCATCTACTTGTTGTTGCCAGAATAAGTTAGACATATGCTTCCTTTATGATTGCTTTACTGTATGATTCTAAGGTAGTACCTTCTAAACCTGGTGCTGTATTCACTTCTAGTGCGTAACACTTGTCATAGTGTGCGTTGTAGATAATGTCAACAGCACCAAAGTCTAGACCGAGGGCAGCCACTGCCGAAAGAGCTGTTGTTCTGAGATCGGTTGGCTCGATAATGTCATCACGACAAAATACAAAGCCATTAGCATGATTGCGAATGAGGAAATCGCTATCAGGTGAATTAGTACTACGTCTTTTTTCTTGTAGATCGATGACTTGATTTCTGAATACATGGACACGGAATTCTTTCTTCTTTTTAATATATTTAGTATATAATGGTGCGTCTACTAGTTCTTCAGGTGATCGTGCAATAACAATACCAAGACCACTATGAGCACGAGTAAGGGTCCGAGCAAAGACCTTATGTCCACTATCCAACCATTCCAATGCAGTATCATAATCTGTAGTCCATTCTGGGCACGAGACTTCAAAGCGACGCCACTGGCTAAAAGTAAGCAACTTATCACTAGCAAGGCGTACGTTATCAGGATCATTGTAAATACGACAATTTGGTATGTTACGAAAAGCACTGCTACTACCCCAATTAATAAGTACTCGAGAACGTTTGAGAAAAGGGACACGATCATCTCTAATGGAGAGTACATTCTTCTGTAATTTCTCGGAAAGGAACATCTGTAAAGTCCTTGCGGATCGACTCCCTGCCTTGTATTTCATGACCGCTATTTTGCTGCTTAGGCGATGTTGCTTCATCTAATGCCTCCGTTACACAATCAGCACATACAATACGATACTGATTAGGTTTGTTTTTGTACTTGAATGATGTTAAGCATGCTTGGTTTTCTTTAAGAGCACCACCACACTTATCACATTCATTATGTTGTACAACGTTTTTCCACAATGCTTCTGGTATTTTAACATTGTTGTACATGTCAACAGTTTCTGCTGGTCTAACGTCACCCAACCAAAGAGAATGACCACAGTTTGTTGAGTAGGTAGAGCGAACGACACCGGTAGCATATCCAGATTTAATTAATGTATGGATATCATCAATGTTTACTTTCTGAGCTGCAATGCCTACAAAGTCAATGCCACCAGTAGGCCATACTGTTTTACCACGAACACGAATCATATTATTAGATTGTACTTCGATAAGTTCTGTGATTCTAATTAATGGTTCATCATTAAACTTAAAAGCATTCGGGCCATGAATCGTAGTTGAGGTATTCGGGATATGTTGTGTCTTGGGGGAAGTATGCACTACTACCCCCGATGGCTTTGGGCGATAAGCCTCATAGCTTTCTGTCTCTTCTGCACCTTTAAGACCATATGAATAGATTTTATTGGTGTCAAAGAGTTTAGCAGTTTGGAATTTGTTTGTTTTACGATTAACTAACCATTCAATCATACCACCTTCAGAGGCTATGTAGATCATATCACTAGTTTCAATGTATGCTAGTGGTCGCTCACTATTACGAGTAATGTTGAGTTTGCCTGTCTCACGATCATACCAGATGAATGCAAAGGCACCATTGATTTGACTGAGAACTTCTTTAGCAGGCTTTTCATTGAATGCGTGAGCGATAGCATGGCTATCAACCTCGACTTCTTTGTTGAAGTCTTTTTGATTATGTAATGTGCCGTTGTGTACAAGACAGATCTTACCTTCAGCAAATGGATGAGCATTCTCTGTGTTCACAGCGCCACGAGTTGCATAGCGGTTGTGACCAACAAGAACATTCATGCTGTTGATTGCTTTGGTACGGAAGTCGCCCCACTCATCACAGCGAAACATCAGCTGTGGTTCTACGGCTTGTTTAAGGATACGTGCTTGTTTATTTTTATAGATACCAAACACACCTGTTGAGTCTTCGCCACGAATACTATCAGATACTAACATGCTTTGAAACATGTCAAGATCTGAGTGTACGAATCCTGATGGTGATTTGGATATCATTGCGACAATCCCACACATAATTAAATCCTTCCGTCCATTATACTTTTGGTACTGTTATTAATAAATAACTTGCTAATTGCAAAGTCTTCTTGCATTTTCTTTTCAAAGTTTAGTGATTGTAACAACGTAAAGTACTCACCAAAGACCATATTGCCGAAGTTACTGTAGTTACCGTTTTGACTAATAGCTTTAATGCGTGTTTCAAGTTCTTCCGATTCTAGTGTAGTTGCATAACGATATAGACGATACAAGAGATGCAACCAAGTAAAAACAACGTTACGATCTTTAGTACCACGAAGATGACGAAACTCAATTGTTCCATATTCGTTAAGTGGTTTAACATTTAAACCTGTGTATTTAGACCAAAACTTGTAAAGATCACCACTGTGCATAAGGCCTTTGAAGCCGTTGTAATATTGTGTATTACCAATAGGAACACAGAAGATAGATTTTTTACGTTCACTACCTGCGAAGTCATACAATAGATCTTCAAAGCATTGATACAATATAACAATATTATATATTTGTTTAAGGGTTAATTCACGACAGTTTAAATGAACATGAACACTGGTACGTGGACTGAAGTGAACTTTGGCTGGTAATTCAGCGTAGAGATGGTTAATAGCTGCTTCAATTTGATGTGGTGTGCTAGGAGATGAGATAAACTCACGACCTGCATTCCGTAATGAACCATCGCTTGCTACACTCCAAGAGTGGGTAAGTTTAAATTCAGTGTCGTCTAGATTCTCAACTTCAACTTCAATACCAGTAAGTGGGCCATTGTATTGTGAAAACTGTTGATTATCAGTAAGCAGTTCGTTTTTATTAACTTTCAAGCTAGGAAAGTCACGGAGTTCACATAATTTCACGTTCGGATTCCCGTTCAAAGTCTGGGGCTGTGATCTGCCCAGATTTCGTAATATGTCCGATAGCACCGTATCTGTACCAGAGGATATAGTCATCTTTCTTTCCTTGTGATAGTGCCATGTTACGGCTTAGTGCTACTGATTGATAGTTTTTGTTATTAAGTAAGTCAAGGGCTTCTTTTAAGCTGTGATACTTTGGATCAAAAGCCTCTCTAATCTTTTCAAAACAAGGTAAGTTATCACGTCCTTGTAATGATAGATACTGAGTCATTGGAACATCAAATTGACAATTGTTTTGATGAATGCCACGTTTCCATTGACGCTCAGGCCTACGACTAAAGAACATAGCACGATCTTTGTGTTGAATGTATCCTGTTTTAGGAATACGAAAGAAGATCTTAGCCTGTGTGTTATAGTTAAGGATGATAGTACCAAGAGTATCAGACTGTAGTTCAAGCTCAGGGAACTTTTTACCAAGTGTACGCATACGTTGGAATTGGAAGATACCTGTGGTTTTACCCATTACAACTTGCACAAAACTTCCTTGATACTTGCGTTCGAAGTCTTCAAAGATTTGATTTGGATTCATACTAGTCTCGGTAATACCTCATTGATGCGAGCTAACAAAGACTCGTCAGAGTTATTGATACAGTCTTGGATCATAGATCCTACCTCGTCAGGGATTGTGTGTCCATCACGAACAAACTGTACAGCTTTTTGTGTTTGATTGAATGCCCATTCTTTGAGTTCATCGCTTTGTAACCAAGCGTTAGAAGCTGTGCGATACTCAACACCATAAGATTTAGGACGGTAAGCACCAGCTTTGCCATACAAACTGCGACGCTGTGTGTCTTTGTCAAATGCAACCATTTGAGCACCAACAAAGAGATCCATAGCTTTGATTAGATCAATTTTGTCTAATTCAGGAGCTTCAATGTGGATGTGTCCACCAGCAGATCGCAGTTTAGCATCTTTAGCCCTAGGTCGAGGATTAGGAGTGCCAAAGTTCCAAGCGTTAAAGTCAGGCTCACATCCAAAAGTCTGCGCAGCTTCTGTTCTGAGTTGATTGCTAGCAAATCTAGCAGAAGGGGTATGAACAACATTAAGTCCCAACTCACTAGCACGGTTAGTAATCCAGCTAAGATTGTAATTAATGACACGGACGAACTCCTTTACATCGTTGGTTGGTGGTGTGTTGAATTCAACGGTTACGTTGTCTTCTTGAACAGAGCAACCCTCACCAATCGGCATTGGTTCATCTTTGCTGCCACCGATGAGACCAACAGATGAGATGAACTCACCAGTTTTAGATTGAAGGAATGTTTCAGGATCGCTACCTACACGTACATATTGGTTCCACATAATTAATGATTCCTTTTCATTTTATGTTTAATCTGATTGACAGTAAATTCTATTTCACCTGTTGAGCAAGCCCACTCAGGATGCCACTGAAAGCCTAACGCATTGATTTGAGGAAAGTATACAGCCTCTGGCTCAACTCTAACCAAGGTTGGGTCCACCCCATCCCCAAGATAGTGATTACTAAGAGGATGATGACTCCAAGCCAATAGATCATGTTCGATTTCCCAAGGATACATTTGTTGATGATGTACAGATGTGGTATCAAAATGCATACCTTCTTTGCTTTCTACTGCATGACCACGACCATTTGCATGGTTGGTTACATCTTGAACTAATTTGCCACCAGCGAATGCACAAGCTAGTTGAGCACCACGACAACTACCAATGATCAGAGCTTTTTGAGCAATGGCTTCAGTGATTGCTAGTTGCTCAACCATATCCCGACTGGAGAGTGTATCACCAACATGGCTATGTGTGTTTTTACTACGATAAAGGCTAGGATGGATATCACCACCACCTTCAAAGTGTATAGCATCATAAGAAGCTCCAGGTTTCCAAGTGATTACGTTATTGAAAAGATCACAGATTTCATCTGCAACGCCAGTACCCATTCTAACAAGTGCTAATGTGCTCATACTGGTAACAACTCCCCTTCAGATGTGTATTTTTTGGTTACAACAGGTGCATTACCTGTTTCTACGACACTATCAACTGCGAAAATACCATATGGTTTCATTGGATTTTCACGAGCAATGCGTTCAGCAGCTTGTTTAGCAGACCGTTCATCAACGAAGAATTCAGTTGGAGCGTGTTTACGTTGGAATGATTGTCCGCCAAAAACACCGCCCCCACCATTGATAACATCAAGGTCAAGACAGCTGACTAACCAGATTTTACGTATTGCCATGTAAGACTCCTAATAGAGTATCTAATCGTTGTTGTAACATTGCACGAGTAGCACGCTTTGCTTTTGGTGGTTGGCAAGGACGTACAAGCCCTTTAATCATGTTACCACTGTTAGGGTTGAACGTTTCAGGTGAATTGTCAACAAATCCATTACGAATAAATGCTTTAAGGATGCGATCATGTTGATAAGAAGAACTTTTACTACGTGATCTGTAGAAATACGCTTGCATTACACCTTTAGCAAACTTATAACGAGCACAGCTAGCAATCATTTTGATCATAAGATCTTCAATTTCATGTGGTACGTCAAATGGACAATAGAAGCTACCAAGCTGCCATACACCACAACAATATGTTGTATATGCTTGGTGAATACGTTGTAATACTCTTGTTTGACGGTCATAAGTACCGTTTGGATGTTCATATATAGACCACATACCTGATCCCTGGTCATATGAGATGCTATATGTTATGTTGTTTAGAACAATTTTGTGACCTGTTGTGTTACCTGTTCTATTTATTACGCCAACATCAGGATTAGAATTGTAGAATTTTTCTGTTTTAGCAGCTGTAAATATACTATAGGCCATTGTTGATTACCTCTTTAATTAATTTGGTATAAAGATGGCTAGGCATTGACGCCCCCTTAACAAGTTTAAGATGATTCTTATTACGCTCAAAACGAGCCCATAAGTCCCATCCAATATCAGAAAAGCACACATCGTATGTGTATTTGTTCAGCTTTTTAATGATCATTTGTATCTCTTTTCAGTCAAATATTTGCGAAGGTTCAAGGAAATTACAGAGCAGATCAAAGTCTTTTGACGATAATCCTTTTTTACTAAGTATTACTGGGTTACTACCAAAGCGTTCACGGAATGATTCAAAGAAAGGCATGAATCCATTATTCATGTCTACTGCTAATACTAAACCACGTCCTTTATTTAATTCAGATATGTAGAAGAAACGATAGTCATCATATTCTTGGTCTTCCATACTATTCTCCAGACTTAATCATATCAAGATCAGCACTGTCAGGTGCTGGGTGAGTCATAATCAATTCATCAGGCCAGCAATAGGTAGTAGCACCGTTTGAGACCCATTGAACTTTACAAGGAGCATACATATGATCTTGGTAATGATATTCCCAGACTTGTGTATCTAATATAATGCCCCAGTTGATTGGATTGACTCGCTGGAACGCATTAGCAGCCCTAGGAACGACTACAGTGCCTTTGGTGAAGCCTTGGTAGCTTGCTTCTTTCTCTGCAGCAACACGGGCTTCATATGGCATGTTGTAGCCTCTGATTTCTGGTTCTGGTTCGCTTTCGAACAGGTCTTCGGCAACTGGAAGTTCAACCTCGACGTAGAGATCACAGTCTCTATTTTTTGGTTGAATGCCCTGTTCAGGTTCAGCAGGTAACACGATAGGAGCGTCTTCATCTAGTAAGTCTTCCTTTAAATCAAGCACGTAATACCTCAATTCCATTGCGAATTAGGCATAGTGGGTTGTTTGGGAACTCTATAACTAGTGCGTTTTGTAATCTTTTACCACGAATTACGGCACGTTCGTAGGTTTTAGATGTTTTACCCACAATACTAGTGTGTTCAACACCAAATTCATCTGTTTCTATTTTATGGAGATAGTAACGCATATTATTCACCTTCAACGTAAATGATACCACCACGAATACGATAGGGATATTCTTTTTGACGATCAAAGCAATATCCTATCCCGTTTTTTACTGCATAAAACCCTTCAGTCTTAGAAGTATCAGTGCATTTTCCATTTGCCATTTCATTTTGATGGTATTTGATGATACTTATTCCTGTGTCTACACATGAAGTTACAGCAAAGATCAAAAGTAACAAAATCTCAAAGTTTATCTTCAAAATTTGGCGCCCCCCTACGCAAGTGGTTTGGTTGGTTTGTTTTGTTTTTGGGTTTAGCTGTAGTTGTCATGTTTTTGAATTATAGCGAACGTAAGTGAGCTCACGAGTTTTTAGGTTTTGGAAGTGTTGTTTTTTTACAACAAAGGTGATTGGTGAGCAGTTTTACATCATGCTCAGGATGTTTATTTCTTAGTAGATGGTTACTTCAGCTACTGCTGAATCGAAGACTGGTTTGTCAGCGATCTGAGCTGGTTTGCCTTCTGGTGTTTGGCGTTGTGCTTTGGCTGAGATGGCTTTCCATTCTGTACGGAGAGTTTCTGTCTCGTCAGCAAGGTCGATTAACTGTTGAGCTAACGGATTGCGATAGCGGAAGGCGGTAGTTGCAATGTCAGATAACATCTGTTGGACTAGGAATAACTTGAGTCCAGCGTTTGCACCTTTCATAACGGCATTGTATGCTTCAAAATCGAAATCTTTGCGTGGTGTGTTATTTGTTAAAGTTGCCATGATATTTAATTCCTTTTAGATGATATTTAAATTGAAATCGAGAACGTACCGCCCTCGCAAGAGGGGGCGGACGGCTCTCGTAGGTACTAGCAATCGTAGCTTGGTGAATCTCTGTGGGCTTGATAGCTTTCGATGAATGGATTAGGGTCATTGTACTTAGCATCTTCTGCTTTGATTTCAGCGAATGATCTCCATTCAGGAGTGCCTAGAACTGATTCAAGCTCTTCATGTTCTACAGGGTCAGATAGCAGTACATCGTTCATCCAGCTATCTTCGTCACCTTCTTCTGCATTACCGACATCTTCAACGAATGGTGAGAAGCGAGGATCATCCACAAGCAGTGTGGTTTCACCGCTTTGCATTGCATCGTATAAATACATGTTCCATTCCCATGTCTCACGACGCATGATAGACTTGGCGATGCGTGTTTCGGGCTGTGCTGGAATAAGTACTCTCCAGCCAAGTTCGTATGCCTCATCGCTGAGACCCTCATTTGCATCAATTGCTATGACCTGCTTTAAAGCTCTGTTGTTTAGGATGTTAAATAACATGATATGTATTTCTTTCTATGAAATAATTGAATAAGGCGGTGTCGCCCAAAGCGACGACACCCGCTGGAGGTATTACAGATAATGAATGTTGGTTAAGTGCCAGATAGCTAAGCAAATGGCGAAAAATACTACAGTGATAAGAATTGCTTTAAGGTTTGTCATGGTGTTGCCTTTCGTTTTTGAATTTAAAGAAGTTAGACTATGATGTATGTCTTTTCAATCACACATCAGTGAAGAACTATCGTAAGTCTCGAAGAGACCGGAACAAGCATGCGACGAAGGAGCAGTTAATGCTTGTGTAGTCCAACGCAGGGATGATAAGCAATAGGAGCGAAGCGACTAGTTATTGCGTGGTTCGTCGATATTACGAGGCCTCCAAGCTTTAGCTTGGTATAGGCTCGTTATGTCTAGACGACACCTATTATCACGGAGTGATTATGATAGTTAATCAAGGTGGCTAGCGATTAGGAGAGCAAGCAAAGCGAAGTCTCGACTGTTTTTGAGCTAGACATAGCTAAGGGCCAACAGGCCCGCTTGGAGCTTTAGCTCTATTACTTGTGGCTGAAAACTGTGTGTGTAGCCACTAAGCCCGCTCAGGGCGTGTAGTGAAGTGCCGACGGACAGGAGGCTAGTTTACGAACGGGTCAACCCGCAGGGTTTAGGTTTGGTGTTAGTTGGCTTATGCGAGAGTCGAGCGCCTTCTTGGGGCGTGAGACCTTGAGTATGTTTCAAGGAAACGCACATATGGATAATTGAATCCAGAATGTTTTGACTAGGACTTCCTGACTTTAATCGTATCGAGTTATGATATGATTGTTACGGGGATATAGTATGCTAAGTGATTGATGTTGTTGGTGTGTGCTAACACACATGTAAATCAAGCATCGGGGAATAGAATAACTGTTGTATTTATACAACACTTATTTACTACTACTACTCAATGTGTTGTATTTATACCACACTATAGGATAGCTACAGAGTAATGTGTATGGTTGGACGATGCGTAGCATCTACAACTGTTGTTTTTATACAACACTTGTACTACTACAGTGTGGGCATAGCTATGGGGTAGGGGTAGGTGTGGGGGTATACCTAGGTAGTATAGGGGTGGGTGGGGCAAAAGGAACTCTATCTGAATTTCATTTATGTCACCATCCTATAATTTATATAGTTTTCTAAACTAAGGGGGGTATAAGGCGATTAGAGCTGTTTTCATTAAAGATGAGGGCTAGGTATCAGATAGGTACCTGGAAGGGCTTGTAGGTACCTTTAAACGCTTTTAAAGGGCTATGCTCGCCTGTAGGGCTCGCGACTTAGTACAGCTCTTGTTAGAGCTAGACAAAGGGGATATTGTTATATTAAAAGGCTTATGCCTCCCCTTGGGGGTCGGCGTTAAGCTTACTCTCGTATATTATATATATTATATATAAAACATATATATTAAAAACAATATATATTATATATTATATAAATCTTATTATATACTATTCTTGTTCTAAAGTCAACCCCTACTTGTAAATATATTTATTTTGTGTTACCTATTGACAAATCAATAAATATGTGGTATAATATAAGGGTGTTGTAAAAAAGCAACATATAGTTAAAGGATCCTTGTTACATGAAACGAACAGACAAACCATTTGGTAAAGCGTCGTTGGCCTTGTTGTCCAACGCCCCTAAGCGCCGCCGGTCTACTAAGCCCGGTACACCCAACAAAGCCTGGGCACAGTCCCAGAAGATAGAATGCGTCCTTACCTACATAGCCACAGGCTCTGAAGTTAAGACAGCGGCTGCCACAGGCATCCCAAAGAACACCATCCACATCTGGCGTTATCAGCCTTGGTGGAAAGAGTTAACCCAACAGATCAGGGACGAGGAAGACGACAAGCTGTCGGCTGACCTTGGTAAGATCGTAGAGAAGGCCATGACCACTGTTGAGGATCGCCTTGTTAATGGAGACTTTGGATTTAACCAGAAGACTGGTGAGATCTTTCGTAAGCCTGTTAACCTGAAAGACGCCCATAAGGTTGCTGTTGATATGATTGATCAGAAACTTAAAGTTGAAGGACGTGCCGTCCAACAAGTTGAGAAGCTTGATACAATGAACCAGCTAGAATTCCTAGCCAAGAAATTTGCAGAGTTTGCTACTATGTCTAAGACAGACCTGAAGCAAGCCATTAACCAAGATGAAGTAATAGACATAGATGTCTCTTGTGATGAGGGATTTGTGGAGCCAGATAGTGCTAGTTAACCGAGACACCATTGCGGGGTTTATGGGTAGCGTACTGTCTTCCAGCCTAGGTGATGCTGTTAGCACACCAGCCTGTCACCTAGAGTGGTGGGATCTATGTTGTTCACCAGATAAGTTTGTAGCTATATCCGCCCCACGAGGTCATGCGAAATCTACTGCAGTCACGATGGGATACGGATTGGCTACGCTCTTATTTCGAGAGCGTAAGTTCATGCTGATGGTATCAGACACGGAGTCACAAGCTTCGTTGTTTCTAGGATCCATTAAGCAACAGCTACAAGAAAATGAAACTCTTATATCCCTATTTGGGATTAAAAGGGATGAGAAGGGTCTGGTCAAGTTCCTCAAGGAAACTGAGTCAGACATCATTGTCGAGTTTGATAATGGCGATAAGTTCCGTATCATTGCTAAGGGCGCAGAGCAAAAGCTTCGTGGTCTTATTTGGAACGGTTCCCGCCCAGACATCATCCTATGTGATGATATGGAGAACGATGAGGCTGTTATGAATAGCGAACGTCGTAAGAAATTTAGAAGGTGGTTCTATGGTGCTCTCTTGCCTTGTCGTAGCGATAGCGGGATTATCCGAATGGTTGGAACTATTCTACACATGGATTCGCTCCTTGAATCTTTAATGCCACGAGACAGTGACAAGAAAACAATTACAGAAGGACTCAAGACCTATTCAATTGGTCGTTCCTTATGGAAATCAGTTAAGTACAAAGCACACAACCCAGACTTCACAGAGATCCTGTGGCCTGAAAAGAAGAGTGCTGAAGAACTTAAAGCATTACGTGAAGAGTATATCCGCCAGGGTATGCCTGACGTTTACTCACAAGAGTACCTTAACGTACCTCTTGATGAAGCGAATTCCTATTTCAAAAAGCCTGACTTTGCCGCATTGACGGTTGATGATCAGACTGCCCGTATTAACTACTACATCACTGCTGACTTAGCTATTTCACAATCCCAACAAGCTGACTACTCTGTATTCGTTGTTGCTGGTGTGGATGAGAACAAGCGTATTCAGATCCGTGATGTAATACGAGACCGGCTAGATGGCCGGGAGATCGTAGACACTATTCTTGCTCTCCAAAGACTATACAAGCCAGAGGCCTTTGGTATTGAGGAGATGCAAGTCTCAAAAGCTATTGGACCTTTCCTTCGGGAAGAGATGCACAAGACTAATACCTACCTTAACCTAGTTCCACTGAAGCATGGTGGTAAAGATAAGATAGCCAGAGGACGTAGTATCCAAGCTAGGATGCGTGCCAAGGGAGTTCGGTTCGATAAGAATGCTGACTGGTATCAGATACTTGAAGATGAGATGATGAGGTTCCCTAGAGACAAGCATGATGACCAAGTAGACTGTATGGCTTATCTGGGTATGATGCTTGATAAACTTATTGAAGCCCCAACCAATGATGAGGTTGAGGACGAAGAATACCGAGATGCTATGCATGAGTTCGGATACGACAGACGAGGCGCTAACGCCGTAACGGGATATTAATGAATAAACTAGAAGCTAAACTAAAACTTGAGGACGTGGTTGTATGTCCTAATATCGCAGAGCTTCTGGATAAAGATGATCTGCAGAAGATTGGTCGTGATGTATACGAAGAGTTTAATGCCGATCTAATGTCTAGATCAGCTTGGGAGAAGCGGACTGAGGAGTCCATGAAGCTAGCTCTACAGGTTGCCGAAGCTAAGTCCTTTCCATGGCCTAATGCGTCTAACGTTAAGTTCCCTCTAATTACTATTGCAGCTTTGCAGTACCATGCTAGAGCATATCCTGTTCTGGTTAATGGTGATACTCCAGTACGTTGTAGGGTCATTGGTGATGATCCAGATGGTATGAAGGAACGCCGAGCTGAGCGAATTGAGAATCATATGTCTTACCAGATCCTTGAAGTTGATGAGGACTGGGAAGAGGATACTGATAGGGTCTTGATCACACAACCGATTGTAGGTTGTGCCTTTAAGAAAACCTACTACCATCCTACAAAACGTAGACCACAATCAGATTACATTCTTGCAAGAGACTTGGTAGTTAACTACTGGACTAAGTCCCTTGAACAGGCACCACGTGTTACCCACGTGCAGTACATGACCAAGAATGAGATCTATGAGCGAGTGGCTCGTGGATTGTTCTGTGAGATGACTGAAGTAACTCCAGTCTCGATTCCACAATCGAACTTGCAGTTAACACAAAACAAAGCTCAGGGTATGGAGGCTCCACAGTCTACAGACTCTAGCACACCGTACGAAATCCTTGAGACACACAAGTTCATTGACTTTGACCAAGACGGTTACGCCGAACCATACATTGTATGGGTACGTCGTGATACCAAACAAGTCCTACGTATTGTAGCCCGGTTCTTTGACCAGTCTATTGAACGTAATGACTCTGGTAAAATCTTAAGTATTAAAGCTGAACAGTACTTTACTAAGTATCCTTTTATCCCCTCACCTGATGGCGGTTTTTATGACTTGGGATTTGGAGTACTACTGGGACCCCTTAATCAAAGCATCGATACAATCATTAACCAACTGGTTGATGCTGGTACGATGTCTAACACAGCAGGTGGGTTCCTAAGCCGTGGCATTAAGATGCGTGGTGGTAATTATAACTTTGCACCTTTAGAATGGAAACACGTTGATTCAACTGGTGATGATTTACGTAAAGGCATTGTGCCTCTTCCTGTTAGGGAGCCTTCTCAAGTTCTGTTTACATTGCTTGGAATGCTTATCAACTACGGTGAGCGTATTGGTGGATCAGTTGATATTCTGGTTGGACAAAATCCGGGACAGAATACAGCAGCTGAGACAACAAGAACAATGGCTGAGCAAGGAATGAAGATCTTCTCTGGTATCTTTAAACGTACTTACAGAAGCCTTAAGCAAGAGTTCCGCAAGCTATACAGACTTAACCAATTGTATCTCGAAGATGAAGTTGACTTCCAATCCGATAAGGGTGAATTCAATATCTCTGCCGATGACTACAATGGTCCAGTAAGTGATATCAGTCCTAGTGCAGATCCTAACATCATTAGTGATAGTCAGAAGATGCAACAGGCACAAGCAATCCTACAGTTAGCTACTACGACTCCTGGCGTTAACATTCGTCAAGCGCAGATCATGTATGCTAAAGCCTGGAAGGTTGCTGAGTTAGAATCATTGCTGCCGGATCCAAAAGGTCCTAATGCAATTAAACCTCCTGTTCCTGAGAAGTTACAGGTTGAGCAAATGAAGTCCCAGATCAAACAAGCGGACCAACAGTTGCAGATGAAACTTGGTGTATTGAAGCTTATGGATACAGCTAAGCTAAACGAAGCTAAGATTCACAAGTTAGAGGCAGAAGCTTTACTGGCATTAGAAGAAGCTGGTGGTGTTCGTACAGGACAAGAAATCCAGTTAATCAATTCCCAGATTGCTGCAATGAAAGCAAAGAACGAAGGCATCATGTCTTCAATTGAGCTTATGATGAAGTTAACGGAAGGTGAAGACACACCGTCGGAACCAACAGGAGAGTAATTTGAGCGTTGTAACAGAACCGGAATTCCTGGACTGGAAACAACATCCGATCACGGGGGCCTTCATGAAGGCTCTCTTCAATGATAGAGAGTATTTAAAAGAGATGCTAGTAGGTGGTACAGACGACGACAGTAATGTTCGTGGTCGTATTGCAGCTGTTGGTATGATCCTTGCTCTTGACTATGAAGGTCTGATGGAAAGTTTAAGGGGAGATAGATGAGTAATACTACAGGGATAACACCCTTATTAAATCGAGTACTGATTAAGCCAATGATTGTAGTTAATCAAACAGCAAGCGGTATCATAGTCTCTACAGAGGGTATGAGTGAACGTGAGCAGTTAGGTAATACAACTGGTGAGGTCGTAGCTGTTGGTCCAGAAGCCTTTAGTGGCTATGCTGAGTGTCCTGTTAAACAGGGTGACAAAGTAATCATGGCTAAGTATGCAGGTTTAATGTACGTCGGTAAAGACGGCGCTAAGTATAGAATGATTAACGATGATGACTTGACTGGTATCTTAGATCCAGACATGGACTTAGTTGATCCACATTTAAGTAAGGGAATAAGATGAGTGATGATGTAATTGACAATCAACAAGAGCCTAACAACGTTGAACCACAACAGATTCCAAACACACCTGACTATGCTGCTGAAGCTGGCGCACAGGGTTGGGTTGCTAAAGAAGACTATCGTGGTAATGAATCTGATTGGGTAGATGCTGAAACCTTTGTCCGTCGTGGCAAAGAGATTATGCCTATCCTTAGGAAGAACAACGAGAAGCTGCTCAAGGAACTTAAAGAGGCACGTAGTATTGCTGAAGAAGCAAGATCTACTGCACGTGAGTTCCAGAAGTTCCAAAAGGAACAGTATGAACGTAAGGCAAAAGAACTGGAAGGTCAGTTAGTTCAATTGAAACAAGCAAAGCGTGATGCAGTCTCCAGTGGAGATGGCGATCGTGTTGTTGAGATTGATGATGCCATGGACTTGATTAAACAGGATGTAGTTGAGGCCCGTGCCGAAGCTACTCGTGAACCAACACCAGCAGTACAGTCACCACCACAGCCAGATGAGAATCTACAAGCGTGGTTAGATCGTAATGATTGGTTTGGTCAAGACAAACGAATTACAGACATCACAAATACAATTGGTAAGTCTATTACCGAAGAGTTCCCTACCCTTAAAGGTAAGGCATTCCTAGACAAGTTAGATGAAGAATTAGCTACCACGTTCCCAGAACGCTTTGGTAAAAAGAAACGATCTAATCCTATGGATGGATCTGCTGCTACGACAACCTCTGGTCGCCCTAGCTCTGCTAAGAAATCATACGAGAACCTACCTACAGAAGCTAAGGCCGCTTGCGACCGCTTTCTTAAGCAGGGTTTAATTAAGAGTAAAGAAGCCTATGTCGCTGAATACGACTGGTCAGAATAAACAAGAGAGAAAGACAATCATGGCAACAGATAAAAAACTAGCAGTCGGTGAGTTTATTAATCCAAATACAACCACTGTTAAGGAACAACAAGAAGAAGTCAAGACACCCACTGTGTCTAATGAGAAACCGGTACGTCGCAATCGTGGGGCGTTTAACGGGACACGTGGTAAGTTGCAAGTAGGAAATCTTATTACAGGATATCACTTGTACTTCTTTAATGATGAGCCGGGTCGCATTCAAGCGGCTCTTGACGCTGGCTGGGAATTTGTCTCTCCCTCAGAGGTAGGATATGCTGCATCGAACGTTACAAATACAAACGTCGATCTTGGAGATAGAGTAAGTGTTATTGGTAGTAAGAATGATATGGGTCAACCAGTCAAACAGATCTTGTTAAAGATTAAAGAAGAATGGTGGGACGAAGATCAAGCTGATATCCAATCACGCAATGACAAAACAGATGCTTCCATTCGTAGAGGTAAAGGTGGTTCAGGAGTTGATACCACTGGATTCTATAATGCAGGCATTAAATATTAATACTAATCTTATTGAAAGACTTTAAATGGCAAATACAAACGCCCCTCGTGGTCTAAGCCCAATCGGTACTATTACCGGTGGAACTTGGAACCAACAAGGCCAGACTTTCGCTATCGCTAACGATGCTTCTAACAGCTACGCCATTGGCGATGTTGTAAAGCTTGCTGGTGGTTCCGACACGAACGGCACTGCATACGTAACTAAAGCTGCTACTACTGATATCCCTGTTGGCGTTATCGTTGGTTTCCGTGTAGCTAATTACGGTGTATCACTCCAAGGTACAACCCTTGCTTTGAACCAAATCTACTATCCAGTAAGTTCTGGTTTACAATATGCTGTTGTAGTAACAGATCCTAACATCATCTTTGAAATTGAAACTGATGCTACTGGTGCTTCAGCTGCTAACGTAGGTTCTAATGCACCTATGTCTATTACAGCTAACCAAACCACTTTGTCACAATCTAGCCCACTATCAAGCACTGTCTTGAATAGCTCTGGTATTATTGCTCAGGGTACAACTGGTTCTTTGGCATTGCCTCTGACTATCATTGGCGTATCGCAACGTCCTGATAACGCAGTTGGTGCATATGATAACGTTCAAGTTATCTTTAATCGTCACCAATACAAGCAAGCCCAAGGCACAGCTTAATAACTAAAGGAATAAAAACATGGCAGGCGTAATCACAACCGGTACCCATCCTAAGGCCCTATGGCCTGGTATTAAAGCTTGGTGGGGCCAAGTCTACGAAGAGCATCCAGAAGAATATTCTTCACTCTTTGATAAAGAATCATCACATCAAAACTACGAAGAAGATGTCCAGTTAACTGGCTTCGGACTCGTTCCACAAAAAGCTGAAGGCGCTGGTACTACTTACGATTCAGAGATTCAAGGTTTCACAACCCGCTACACACACATTGCATACGCTCTTGGTTACATCGTAACTAAAGAAGAGTTGGATGACAATTTGTATGAGCAAGTCTCTAAGAAGCGTTCTGGTGCATTAGCAATGTCTTTCCGTCAAACGAAAGAAAACGTTGCTGCTAACATTTACAACCGTGCATTTACTACAGGTACCAACCTACAGTATGCTGGTGGTGATGGCGTAGCTCTTTGCTCCACAGCACATCCTAATACTTCTGGCGGTACATTCGCTAACAAGTTAACAGTTGATGCTGACCTCTCCGAAGCTTCTTTGGAAGATGCAACAATCGCTTTGATGGGTTTCCAGGATGACCGAGGCCTCTTGATCAATGTAATGCCTAAATCATTACACATTGCTCGTCAAGAGATCTACAATGCTGGACGTATCCTTAAATCAACTAACCAACCTACCAACGGCAACAACGATTTAAACATCTTGCGTGCTAACAATGTATTCCCAGGTGGTGCAGTTGTTAACCATTACTTCACATCTCCTCATGCTTGGTTCATCCGTACTAACGTACGTGATGGTATGAAGTATTATGAGCGTGTTGGTGTACAGTTCGATCAAGATAATGATTTCGATACCATGAATGCTAAGGCAAAAGGTTACGAGCGTTATTCATTCGGCTGGACCGATCCACGTGCTATCTTCGGCTCTAACGGCCCTTGATTTTTTAAGATGAGGGGGTCAAAAGCCCCCTCTTCTAGTTTCACCCCACAATATTAATTAAAAGGATTTATAATGGCCTCTTTATTTCGTGATACAAAACTAGGACTAGTTAAAACTGTTCAAGTAGATTCTACAATGTCTGGTTACACAGAGATTGCTAAAATCCCTAAAAATTCCCGCATCCTTGGTTTCATTGTCAATGGTGCACCAATTGCTTCCGCAACGTTATCGTTGGGTAGCACAGCTACTGCTACAGAATATGTTAACGCATATAGCTTAGCAAGTGGTTATGCAAACTTTGTTAATGATGTAGATAGCACTGCCCTCGGCACTGTAACAACTACTGACTCTTCTGTATACGCTATTGTTAGCGCAACTTCAGGTGTTTGGCAAGTTTCTATTCTATTCTCAGCAACTTACTAATTAGGAGGTTAACATGGCTAACGTCGTTAACACTCAAATTATTATGGATGGCAATCGAAATGCCGTCGTTAAAGTTACTGGAGTATTAGATACATCTAACGTAGCTGCTTCTGGCACATTAGGCACTGCTTCATCTGGTGCTACTACTATTAACTCTAAAGTTATTACATTCACCGCTGGTGGTTTAACACCAACTGTTGGTCAGGGTGTTACAGGTACTGGAATACCTGCGAATGCTTATGTTGCTGTTGTAAACAGTACAACACAAGTAACAATGAACGTAGCTGCTACAGCAACTGGTAGTTCATTAACTTTCTCATTAGTAGCTGGTAGTATTATTATTGTTGATCCAATTAACTATGCTTTGATTCCTACAGGATTTAGAATTGATCATCTTGATTATTCTATTTCTGATCCACTAGAAGTTAGATTGCTTTGGGATGGTAGTACTCAAGTAGATATTATCCCTGTAGCTGGTCGAGGTAAGATGAGCTTCTGGAACTTTGGTGGTTTACAAAACAATGCACCTAGTCCTACTGGTCGTATTGCTTTAACAACTACTGGATATAATACTACATTAGGAACAACACCTTTGGTGTTCTCCGTAGTACTTGAACTGGTTAAACAAGGCGTTCAGTAATGCAGGTTGCAAATAGCAACGCTAAAGAACTACACCTATCCGCTACGGTTATCCGTGCGGATGGTACTGTAGTTGAATTAGGCGTTATAGATTATTGGCACAAAAACCCAATCAAACGTTTTATTTGGAGAATTAAAAAATGGCTACACTCTTAGTTAATACAGGACGTGCTATCGTTACTAGCCGCCTTAATAGTGGTGGTACCACTCCCAGCTATGTTGCTTGGGGAACTGGTGCCGGTACGACTGGTGCAACTGATACGACTTTGTTTACAGAGGTAACACCACGTGTTAGTGGAACCACCTCTCAAGTTACAACATCCACAACAAACGACACATTCCAAGTTGTAGGTACACAGACTGCTGGTACAAGTGAGACAATCACTAATGCTGGTTTGTTTGATGCTTCAACCTCTGGCAATTTATTTATTAAAGGTGACTTTACAGGCATTCCATTGAATACTAGCGATTCAATTCAGTTTACATTTAAAGTTCAGTTTAGTTAATGTCAATAAATGGTTCTAGTATAGATAGAGTAGCAATTGATGCAAGCGATAACATTACGTTAACGCCTACATTGATAGTTACTTCTACTAGCACTAGCATTATAACTAAAGTATTAGCGTTGCTAAGAACACTTAGTTACGCAGTAACGTCGACAGTAACAATTAATAAGCTTCAAAGTTTGTTTAGAACTTTAACTTATGCTGTTACTTCGACAGTTACTATAAAAAGAGCTATTGCGGTAATTAAGACAATCTTGTCTACATCTACTGCGACAATTACTAAGAGTGCTGCAAAGACACTGACTTATTTGTCTAGCAGTTTAGCAACAATAAAAGAGTTAGTATCTAGGTTCAGAACTTTGACTGTAACTTCTACGAGTACAGCAAGCATTATCAAGTCAGCAACAAAACTATTAAGTGTTATTTCTACATCTGTAGCTACATTGGTTAAACTACCAATTAAGCTTTTAGCTGTAACAGTTAATAGCCTTGTGACTATTGGCAAAGCAATAAGTAAGATTATGACTACTGTTGTTGAGCACATTATTGTGGTGCTTAGCGATATAGCAATACACTTAGTAGCTTTATCAAGAACAGTAGTGAGCTCAATAACCATTGGTAGGGCAATTAGCCGTACCTACTCAACTCTGATTACTTCAACAGCTAGTCTGTTTAAGTTAATACCTAAGACATTATCTGTAGCAGTAAGTAACTTAGTTACTGTCCTTAAACAAATAGGTAAAAGAGTTATAACTAGTATTTCAAGTACAGTTGTTATTGTTGTACAGTTTTTCTTTTACAAGACTTTACAAACTGTAGTTAGCTCTACGACTAGTCTAACTAAAGCAATGTTAAAACTGTTAAGTGTTGTTTCTACACACACTGCAACTCTTTCTCGATTAATAGAAAAGTTATTGTCTGTAGTTAATCATATAACAGTTAAACTATATCCAGCATTTGTCCAGAAGTTTGGCGCAGTTGCTAAGTTTACTTTTATTGTTGGGCCTAAGAAGCTTATGATAATGGTAATTAAAGACAGAGATATTTTAGTCGACAAGGCTGAAAAGACTTTGATTTTTGTTAAAAATCGTGTTATAATGTTATATCGGAAACTTTAATGGCTGAGTCATTTTCTTACAAGATTACTACTGAGAGTGAATTATTCACTTTTGATTTTACTCAAGTTCTTGCACCTAATGAGACTATTCTAACGGCAGATTGTTCCGTTATTGTTATGGACGGTGTAGACCCTAACCCATCAGCAATCCTTCAGGCTACTCCTATTATTGCTAATAAGACAGCGTCTCAGAGAATTATTGGTGGACTAACTGAAGTAACTTATCGTCTAGAAATGACGATTACTACTTCATTAACTAATACCTATGTAGGTGTTGGTGATCTCCCAGTCTACGCTTCTAATCTGGTATAACCTATGAGTTATCAATCAAACTATGTCAGAGGTCTTTGGAAATGTCTTTGTGAGTCGTGTGGTCGTGTAGTTAAGAATACAGAGCTTCGTCAACGCTGGGATGGTTTTATGGTTGATGAACGCTGCTGGGAACCAAGACAACCACAGGATTTTGTACGAGGTGTTGCAGACTACCAAGCACCTCCATGGACAAGACCAGAGCCTCAGAATCAATTCATTAAAGTCTATAGCTCTAACAGGTTAGTTAATGGCTTCCTAGTAAACACTATTACAGTAGGATAATTCAATGTCACGTCCTTTATTTACAAACAATGCTTCTACCGCACTAGCTAGAGCTATTACGCCTCCCGATACTATTCTACAACTTACTGCAGGAACAGGTCAGTACTTCCCACAGCCTACTGGTGGTAACTATTTTATGTTAACACTAATTCAGATTAATAATCCTGAAATAGCTGAAATTGTACAATGTACGGCACGTGTTGGAGATGTTTTAACTATTGTAAGAGGACAAGAAGGAACGCAACCACAAATATTTAATATTAGTGATAATGTTGAATTACGGATTACTGCTGGTAGTTTAAATTTATTTGCTTCTAGTAAAGATACTGTTACTATATTTCAAGAATATCAAGTAGCCACACAAGCACAAACAATATTTACTCTATCTTCTTTTACTTATTTAGTAGGGTATAATGCACTATCCGTTTTTGTAAACGGTAGTAAACAAATTATAGGTTTCAATTATATAGAAACATCTACATCTATTATTACATTTAATTCTGGTTTAAACGCTGGTGATGTTGTTGAATTTATTTTTGTAGAAAATATATATGCCTAATATGCTCTTCGCTAACAATTGTAACACCACTTTAAGTAGTAGTCTTACTAACGTAGCTACAACTATGTCAGTTACGTCTGCGACAGGCTTTCCAGTTCCTACAGGCTCACAATATTTTTATTGCACATTAGCTGATGCTGCTACTCAAACAACTATTGAGATTGTTAAAGTAACTGCAGTTTCAGGAACTACATTTACTATTGTTCGTGGGCAAGATGGAACAGCAGGAACTGCATTTTCTTCAGGTGCAGTAGTATCTCTTCGTTTAGTTGCTGCTTCTTTAAATGATTTTCCAAAACTAGATGAAGTAAATACATTTAGCCAAGCACAAACATTTAGTGTTGCCCCAATTACAAGCACATTAACTGGCTTTGTTTATGGTAATGGAGCATCTGCTCAAACAGTAGCTACTAACGCTCAACTATTGACTTTATTGGGAACTCTTCCAGTAGCTAATGGTGGCACAGGCTTAACAAGCCTTACTGCTGGTTATATTCCTTATGGTAATGGAACAGGAGCATTTAGTTCTAGTTCTGGTTTAAGTTTTGATGGTACTAATTTATTAGTTGGCACTACAAGCACTTCTGGTTCTATATCAAATAATGCTGTAATTTCGGCTGGTAAATTTTCATCAGCTAATGGTTCTATTTCTGTTGCAAACGCAACGGCAGGTACTATTTTTACTTTGCCAGGAACAACATTAGGGTCTTACATTGTTACTGCTGATATTAATTCTTCCGCTCCATTAAATTACAGCGCAGTAGCATTAGTAACTACAGATGGCGGTGTTGCTAGACTAACAACCTTACAAGCAGCAACAAATAACACTATTAGCATTTCAGGATTAAATGTTCAAGTTACACAAACATCAGGGGCAACTAATACAGTCTTATGGAGTGTAATAAGATTATCTTAATTACTAAACAGGCAAAAAATGACAACTTTAATACCAAAATATGATTTAATGAATGGCGGTTCTACGCCAACAGGCGTAATTAATAGACCAATTAATCAAAAATTATCTGAAACTGTTAGCGTTAAAGATTTTGGTGCTATTGGCGATGGCGTAACAGACGATACTGTTGCTTTAGCTGCTGCTAGAGCATATATTGCATCACAATCAATCCCTTCTATTTTATTGTTTCCTGCTGGTACTTATGTGTATAGCACTAGCCCAAATTGGGCTATTCAAAATGCAGTTATTCAATCTGAAGGAGAAGTTATTCTTCAATACACAGGAACTGGTAATGCTGTTATTTTGGATGCTGGTAATTCAGCCCTTATTTACAATGTAACAATGGGTGACTTTATTGTTAATTGCCCATCAACAGCTAATAATGGTGTATTTTTAAGGTCAGTTCATCACAGCAATTTAACTTTTAACATTAAAGGTGCTGGTACAACCTATGCAGGGTTTTATACTCAATTTTCAGTTGCTTCTGTATTTAATATTACTGTATCTGTAAACGAAAGCGGTTGGTATTTAGGTGCAAAACCAGCTATCGGCATTAATTTAGGACAAAGAAATGCAGGAGAAACTACTAGCTATTGTACGTTTATAAATCCAGTTGTTGAAGGCCCTTCTATTGGAATACAACTTTCTAATACTTTGGGAAATATATTTTTAGGTGGAACTTCTGAAGGATGTTCAAGCTATGGTGTTTATGGCTTAACCGACTGTAGTGCGGATTTATTTATGGGTACAGATTTTGAAGTAAATACCATAGCAGACGTTTATATTTTAGGTTCTAATGTTGAATTAAGAAAATGTGATTCATCAAGTATTGTTAATTTTGGAACCAGCTCTAGTAATTGTGTTCTTGATGGTGGTAGTCATCAAACCATTATTTTAGATACAAATTCTAAAAACAATACCGCTATAAATGCAAGATACAATAGATTGCAAACTTCTGGTTATTTTAATGATGCTGGAGTAAATTCTTATGTATCAAACATAGTAAGCGTAGCTACAAATCTTAGATATTTAACTGGTACTTTGTCTTATTCTCCTGGAACTATAGCTGGGGGAACAACATCAACAGCAACAGTTACAGTACCTGGAGCAAAACTTGGCGATGTTTGTTCATCTTCATTTAGCGTAAACGCATCAGGAATTGCTTTAACGTCTATTGTTGTTTCTGCAAATACTGTAAACGTATATTTTCAAAACATTACTGGAGCACCTGTTACATTGGGTTCAGGTACTGTGAAATCAATAATATTTAGAGGGTAATTATGACAAATATTTATACATGGGTAATAGATTCATTAGATTGTATTCCTTCAATTGATGGCCAAAATAATGTAATTTCTTGTATTCATTGGCGAGTTAACGCCGTTAGTAACCAAGGAAAAATATGAAAACATTTACATTAGAAGACCAAGAAGCAGCATTTATTCTCCGTGTAGTAGGACAGCTACCTACTGAATCAGGAGCATATCCATTGCTACAAAAACTACAACAACAGTTTGCTTTAATTATTGAAGAACCTACTCAACTACAAGAATAATCTTATGTCCGACCAACTAGAAAATAGAGTAGTACGTCTTGAGATTAAAGCAGACAACCATGAAGATGATATTAAAGAGCTTCGTAAATCAGCTAATGATCTATCCAAAGCCATGGCCAGTATAGAAAAGAATCTAGCACAGATTAAGTATATTGCCATTGGTGCCCTTGCTGTTGTAGTAACACAGTCCCTTGGACTTGATCGTGCAATTAAACTATTATTTGGAGGCTAGATGTCTACAACCTTTACAGTAAGCCGTGATCAGATTATCCAGTTAGCATTACGCAAGCTTGGTGTATTGGAACTTGGCGACACTCCTGATGCAGCTACAGTATCTAATGCATCACTAGCTCTTAACCTATTTATTAAACAGATGGCAACATCTGGTTTAAAGTTATGGAAAGTTAATGAGTTAGTATTACCCCTTGTTGCTGGACAGACTGAGTATGTTATTGGCCCAGCTAGTACTGGTACGGTAGATCTGAATACAGATAAACCACTTAAAGTAATACAAGCTTGGTTACGTAATATAACTGTAACACCATCTACGGATGATGTACAGATTCAGTTGCTAAGCAAACAAGAATACAATATGTTAGGTTCAAAGTTTAGTACTGGAACACCTAACTCCTTATACATGGATGTACGTAATATTACAAGTAATGTATACCTGTATGTTACACCAGATTCATATACACAGTCTAATCAACAGTTACACTTTATTGTGCAACAACCGATGGCTGATATTATGACAGCACAAGCTATCCCTGATTTCCCTACTGAATGGATGAACGTCCTTGTATGGAATCTTGCTGATCAGCTAGCTAT